CGGCAATTTGCGCGAAAAAGCGGGGACCATGGAAGAACGCTTCAGCCTGAGCAGAGGCAATAGCTGCGGCCATCTGTTCGTCAGGGCTGACGCTGTGCGATGGCACCGTATAGCACAACATCTTGTAGATGCTCCGCTTATCCAACGCTGCCAGCTTCATGCCTGGGAACTCCACATGGTCAACCCAAGTGCGCTTGAGAAAAGTGACCTCGCTCAAAGGTATGTAAGGGACAGATGGTGCGTCCTTTTGAGCCATAGTATACGTGATGCCAATACTAGAGAAGACTCTCTGAATGGACGTATGGTTGTAACTAGGCCTATCAGGGTGCACCTTGAGCGCGACGTCATCACCGAGTGTGATGCAAAATACCTTCTCGAAAAATTCCAGTGCCAGCTCGATGAAGTGGTCAACGCTCCGCTCTGTCGCGTGAATCACCACGTAAGCATAACAGTGAAGCAAGAGGTTGGCCAGGCAATTGAAAAACGTTGTCAACTGTTGGCCAGAAGCCTCACCACCAAGCAAAGTGATGAGTTCCCCGAAGAAGTTGATGGTAGCGTTGCTCAAATCGGCCAACCAAACCTTCAAGGCCATGAGCTCGTCTTCAGTGAAGTTGCCACTCAATAAAGCGAGGAACTCGAATATCTTGCTCACGCCATTGCTGATGAGAAGGCAGAGTACGGACTCGAAGGCTCTGTAATCACCCGCGACCCAATTGTCACCCGGTATCAGCTCGGAGAGTCGGAAGACGTCATCCCACTCCTCTGAATGGGTGTTCAAGCCCACGGCCATGCAGAAGAGGTCCCTACGCCTGATCATGACTCTGCACATACCCAAAGTGCTCATCCTCATGTTGGTGAGGAAAGCGAGTGGGCACATGTAGATGCACCTAGCTTTGCCGGCCTCGACTTTGGCTTTGCTTAGCATTTCGTTCTTCCAACACGCATCGTAGATTGCATGGGGTCTCAAGCCCTTCATGGCTCGCTCGCGCATGTTCATAATTTCCCCCAACGTGGCGTCGTCGAAGTGCCTGTAGGAGTCCCAGATGTCAAACTTCTCGGGGTCTGACAGGTATTGCAACTTAGGTCCCCGCTTGCCATGGCCTGCTGAAGTGGTGTGCTTTTGAGCGTCAATGTTACTCACACCAGGCATGCCATTAACGGCCACTGAGATGGGGACTGGGTGGATGTCTGCGAGGTCCTCTTCGGTCAGCCCAGCTTTGATGCGCTTGCAAATTGCCGCCACCACTGCCCTCACGATCAACTCATCCATGCTGTGCGTGGGATGCAGGTAATTCTCCAACACCATCTGAGGTTGTCTCCAGCCACCATTCTTCGGGGCGGCCATGTTATCCTCAATTGGGGGATCAAACTCTTGCCCACGTGCGAATGCGTAAAAGGCGTGGGGTGTGTACTGACCAGTGAACTTGGGCCTGGCTACGAAACCCTTGAGTTGCCCGTGCGTCATGATGTGGCCAGTTCGGTGGTAGTCGGTGTACAGCTTATCGGTGTCCTTAAGTTTAACCACACCAACTTGGGCGACAACGCCTGCTGGCACTATGTTGGCCACCTCAGGGCGTTTGACATTATCGAAGTCTTCACGGAAAAGCCTGACGGCCCAGCAAGTGTTGGTGGCAGCGTTGTAGCCTGAGTGTATGCCCACAACCACACTACCTAGAGTGCTGTTCACCACGAGGGGTGCACCACACTCGCCAAAGACAGTTGGGCGATCGGGCTCTGACCTCCATGCTTCACAAGACACGTTAGTAGCGCCATCAAGACCGCGCAAGGACGACAAGTGGACACCGTAAACCTGCAACTTTGTCACGCTGGCATCCAGATTCTTGATGAAGTAGCACGCTGGACCGACACTCTGGAATGTGCGCTTTGTGAAAACATGCTTAATGTCCTTATAGCGACACGGAAGCGCCCACGTGGTTATGACGGCGACATCTCTTTCGGGAATACGGCGCACCATCTCCTCGCACACGTCAATGACATAGCTGGGTCTAGCACCTTCAGCCGTGACTGGCCCAACCCAAACTTCGATCTTCGCATTAATGGGCAGAGCGTGATTGTTCACGAGTGTCTCTGAGTCCACAAAGAGAGCTCTGGTATTGGCAAAGCCTTTGCCCTTAGCATGCTCGCCGTAGACACGACAAAAAGCAACGTTGTTTTTAATCGCACTAGTGAGTTGGTCCTCATTGTGGGGCCTCTTGGGGTCGACGTCCAGACGAGTGATCGCTCGCTCTTTCACTGTCCAGACGTTAAACTTCTCCTCACCACGTGGCACTGGAAGTCTACCGACAGCATCCAAG